GTTACCTCCGTATCTTTTGTTCCAAATATGTTCAAATGCTTCATTACCACGCAAGTCATTTTTCCCTTCAAGGTTATCAAGCAAAATTTCAACTATTGATAATGCTGTTTCTTCGTGTTGCTCCTTCTCCATTTCTTTGGCTTGTTCAATTAAAGGTTCTAATTGTTCAGGATTTGCCCATGCTTTATGGTAATTGATTTTTTCAACTAACCATTCTACTGCTGTTTGTTGTTTGTTTTCCATGCTACAAATATACGAAGTTATACTAAAAAAAATACACCCTTTTTGTTTTTGATGGAACAATGCCGAGCAAGGGCAAGCGCAACCACCGCATCATCGTGCAGCCCGGATGGTGCAGAATACTTCATCCCGGTTTGGCTGTGTTCAAATTCAAAGTTACGCATCTCGTCTGCGATAATGCCTTCAGGGAAACCAATGGCCCCGGCATGCACATCGGCTGTTAGTTGCTCCATCAATTGCTGCTTGCTTACCGATGTGAACTTCACCCCTAAAATCTTTGGGCATTGCCGTTGGATATTCTCCACAATCGGGTCACCAACACCAGTGCTGTCCACTGCTGCCGGGCTGCTGCCAACCGTTTTGATAATGCGCTGCTCGGTTTGCGCCCAATCCATTTGAAAGCGGTCAAAGTGTGCCACCCGGTAATCCGCATCCAATCCGATAATCACGCTCCAATCCGTATACTTTGCAAGGTCAATGCCATACCACTCCACTGGTTTGGTGGATAATGGTGCAATACATTGGTTGATAAACGACAATCCGAAAGGGTTGCTGCCATCTTCCGTTGGCTCGGCCAAATACAACTCCGAAAATATATGCGGTGGCAAGTCACGTTTCGCCTGCTCCACTTCCTCAAATGCCAAGATGCCAGCGTTCACACCATCGTAGGCGGTAATCTTGTGGAACTCGTAATCCGGCTCACCCATCCGGGCACGTTCGGCCATCTTATATCCCCAGTTCTTTTTTCCTTTTACGTTTCCAATTAGTTTGCATTTGCCTTGTGTCTTGGTCAGGGTTGAACGTAGCGCAAACCACGCATCTTCCCTTGCCCTTGTGAACTCATCAAACACCGCAGCATAGACATCATCCCCATATAGGTTGTCGGGCTTTTCTGCTGACTTAAATTGAATGACACCGCCCATTGGGGTAATCAGTCGCAGTTCGCTTTCGTTGACCTTGAAGAAACTTTTATCCGTTACTTGAGTACGCATGCGCCTGAATGCAATCTTTGCCTGCTGATACACCGGAGCCACCCACCAAACTGATTGATTTTCTTTGAGTGCCAATGCCTGCTCAAATAGCCAAATGATGTGGCTGGCTGTTTTACCTACCTTTGTGGCCGCTGCCGTAATTGTGTAACGTGCAGGGCTGTCTAAAATCCTGCGTTGGTAATCAGTTACAAATGGCCGGGTGTAGGTTATTTGCATAGCTGCTTGTAGAATGCCAACCGCTTTTGGTTGATGGTTGGCAAATCGTGGATTTTATTTGTTTGCTCCCGGTTATTGTTGCCCACCATTTTCAGGTCGGAAAGTTCGTACATTTGGCGCATGGCGGCAAACCACGCTTCCGGGGTGTTTTGGGTGAACTTTACACCGGGATTGGTAGAAAGATATGGTGCCACTTCCGATGCAATCACGGGCAGGCCGTATGCAGCCGCTTCGATTATTTTCAGTTCGGATTTGCAGTTGTTCCATTTGTTATCTTCAAGCGGTGCCAGTGCGATGTCGAATAAGCGGTAGAAATTGCCGTACTCGTTTACGTTTTGCGATGGTGCAATCACCACTTGCGGCCGTAATCTTTCGCTGCACCCGTTGAACTTGTATAGGATGCTTTCCCACATACTGCCCGGCTGATAACCGCACAGCACGAACCGCACCTTATCCCCGTAGTAATCGCACATTTTGGCAATCGCATCGGAAATCAGCATAATGTCGTTGCTGTGGGTAATGCCACCCACCCAGCCAAATGTAATTACATCACGCTGCTGTGGTTCTGCCAGCCATTGTTCATCGGTCAGGTCAAGAGCATTTGGCAGCACTTGCACATTTTGATTGTACTGCCTGATTTCGTTGGCAAGGAAATCGGTGGTTGTGGTCACTCCATCGGCATAACGGATGGCATCAATAATGCGCTGCTTTATTTTGTTGCTGCGGTAGTATTTGTAAATCGGGTGAAACTTTGGAAGCACCCAGTAATCGTCAATGTCCACGATGTAGGGGATTTCATGCTTGGCAAGGTAGTGCAGGATTTCATAGTGCAAGTCGCCCAAATCCCGGTTGAACAAAACAAGGTCGTATTGCTTTAACTCCGGCAGCCCAGACTTGACGAATTCCTGCGATACGTTGACCTCGATTTCTTCTGCGTGGTCTATTTGCAGCCGTTTTAACGGAGTATAAAGGCGATGGTATTCAACACCACCCATACCTTGCCAAAGTGCCAGCACCTTCATAGCTTTACTTCCTTTATCTGTTTAAACAATTCCCGGATTTTGGGGTAATTTATTTTTAGATAGGCGGTGTCCAGCAGTGTCATTTTTTTATGGCGGCTGCGGTATCTTTTATTTCGCTTGGTGTAGTATTTCATTTGTCGCCTAAATCTAAAGTTATTTTTATTTCGCCCTGCACCGTTTGGTTTACATCGGCAGTTTCTTTCGGCTTGCCAAACACACGGGAAAGCAGCGTTTCAATGCTGTACAAGCTACCCTTCTCCAATGACTTCCGCATGGCATTTGCAATGGTCTTTTCAAGGATGGTGGCCTTGGGGTCTTGCCATACGTCTTTCAGCTCATCAAGTGTCATTGATAACATCGCCTGCACGGTGTCGTTCACTTCGCTGACTTTGTAGCCGTTTTCCTTTAGCAGAGTGACAAACTTTTTTGGTCTGCCGTTCTTATTAATTCGGTCGGGGTGACTATCAAATCCATCCCCCTTTTTAAGGTTGTCTAATTTATTCGCCATCGGTAGTTTGTCGGTTGTAAGTTTGCTCGTTGCGTTTGATTTCCAGTGTCGGGTCAAGTTTAATCATGCGGTCAATTATGACTTGGCAATACTTGGGGTCTAATTCCATACCGTAGCATTTACGATTTAATTGATGTGCTGCTACCATTGTTGTACCCGTTCCTAAAAACTGGTCTAATATAATATTATTTTCTTTTGTAAATTGTAATGCCCATTCTGGTAAATCAATAGGAAATGTCGCTGCGTGAACATTTGAAAATTGATTATTTCTGTTTGGTTTTCCCCTGTAAATGTTTGGAACTGTTCCTCTAAAATTTGCGTTTGGAATTGCTCTACTTGCGTTTTCTTTTGACGATATAAAAAACATATATTCCCATACAGAGTTCATTACATTTTCAGCCATTGCAGGAGCACCGTGTCCTTTATCCCAAATTGCTACATCAATAAAATTTTTTTTGTATTGATACAAATACTCAATCAAAGCAATTTTGTTTCCTGCAAGACTTTGAATGTTGCAAATTAGGTACTCTGAATTTAAGATTGCGTTGTTTGTAAATCCTGTTAATAAATCTAAATAATCAGTTTGTTTTTGATTATCATTATATTCATTATACTTATTATCTGTTGTATGTGTATTCCCACTTAATGATTCACTTTTACCTGCGTTATATGGAGGGCTTGTAAATGCCATATCAGCCTTTTGTCCGTTCATTAGCTTTGCTACTGCATCGCTATCCGTACTATCCCCACACAACAATCGGTGTTCACCTATTTCAAATAAATCGCCAACCACAATATCGGTCTGCACTTCATCGGGCATTTCGTAATTATCTTCCTCGGCTTCTAATTCGATTGCATCCATTGGTGGCAAATCCAAACCCCACTCTGTTAGCTTATCCGCATCCCATTCGTTTGCAAGTGCGTTCCAATCCCATTCACCAAAACCCACATTGTCCTTAATCAGGAATTGCGCCCGTTGTTCTTCGCTCCATTCATCAGCCAAAATAATCGGTATTTCTTTTGCCCCGATATCCGACAATGCTTTCAGCCGCATATTACCACCAAGCACGATGTACTTCTCGCCCTCGGTATAGCAAACCAATGGCCGCTTTTCTAACATTTCAGGAAAGTCAATAATTGACTGCTTTAACTTGGCAAACTTCTCATCCCGAATGACACGAGGATTATTTGGATTTGCTTTTACTTTGCTTAGTTTTACCCACTGCATTTTTTTTGATTATTACTTCGATTGAAAATTCTCCGTTGTTATGTTCTTCCGGCTTATCGTGATTGGTGGCCGTGTCGATTACCTCTATGTCCCAATTCTCTTTGATACCCGTTTGAAGCAATATACCCTCAACTGAAAAAGTGTGTGGCGGTTCGCAGGAATACGGCAAATAGAAATAACGATGGTCAAGGTTCCATCGGCTCGGCAGCGTTTTTTTACGCTCGTATAAGTCACGATGCGGAATGCTCATAATGATATGCCCACCCGGTTTGCAAATGCGGTGCCAGTTTTGGATGGCGGTTACCGGGTCATCCAAATGCTCCAACACATGGGAAGCGTAAACGTAGTCAAATGTATTGTCAGCGTATTTGTCCATCGTGGTTGCATCGCAATCATCTTTGTCATGGTGAATGCAATCGGTTAGGCTAATTGTGTCCACGCCATCAAACGTATCAATCCTACCGCACCCGATGTCAATGCCCTGACCTTTGATGTAAAGGTCGTAAAATCCTGCTGCCAATCTGCGTTTGTGTGCTTTTCTTGTTTCAGCCATTTTTTAATAATTGAATTAGGTTTAATATTGTCCATGCTCCGTAGCCGTTTGCTCCGGTTGGAATTACATTGTGAGCACTTGGGCATATTTCTAAAATGCGGTGGTGCTTCATTTGTTCTGCGATTGCGTAAGCCATTGATTGGTTCCCGATGAAAAGGTTTGAACCCTTAATCACTTGAGCCAGCTCGTAAAAATCCTGCACCTGATGGTATTTAATATCCGGTAGTTTTGCGCTGATGACTTTAAATTCCTGCGGCAAGCCTACAAAGGTAATTCGCTCTTGGTATGGTTTCAGGATGCTGTAATCAAAAGTGGGGTTGTGATACCTGGAAGTGCGGTTCAGCACGATGTCAAATTCATCGGTGGATTTTTTAAGGTTGAAATCAATCGGCCTTGAAAGGTCGCACGTTAGTTCCGGGTAAACGTGAAAATACCACTGGCTTATATGCCCGGTGTAATTATGAATTTTGCGGAATAGGTCAAAGTTGTAATCCACTTGCTCCGATTGCTCCGTGATTTCTACCTTGCCGATAAATTTAGTTGCCAACAGCAAGGGGGTGAGCATTTCTGCGATGGTTTGGTTCATCTGCACATTGCCCAATGGATGGTTCATTCCGGCATATTGGCCAGCTACATTGATGCGAAGATACAAATGCACCGGGTTATTGTGGATTTCCGATGCCTTTCGCATGGCTGGCAGGCTATAAATCAAGTCGCCTGCGTTCCCGGAATGGATAATCTTAACCATTTGCTTCATTGTAAAGTGACTTTATTGCATCAACCGTACAATCACGGCAGGCAGGAATGTGTCGGCCATGCTTGCGCTTGTATATTTCATTCACCTTACCATACAAATCAGGTGGGATTGACAGCGTTCCGGTGCGGTTCACTTGGTCAACGTGGGGTTTTAATTGCAGGCAGATGGCTTTTTCTTGTACGGTCATAGGTAGCGGTCAATAAAGGCCCCACAAACTGCGGTCATGGCTGCGTATGCCACACCCCAAATACCAAACTGGTAAATCCAAACAGCACATCCCATCCACCAAGATAGGCAGAAACCACATTCCCAAGGTTTGACCGCATCCCGGCTGCGGCTGTCCACTTTGAGTATAAAACTGACAATGGGTGGGTACACATAGCGGCTCATGATTACGCATAAGCAGGCCAGTGCTATAATGTTAGTCGATAATGGCATTGTAATTATCATTTAGTTGTTTTTTTATTTCGTTGATGATTTGCTGAATTTCCCGGTAGTTGATTTTGGTCATCTTTGCCATTGCGGCCATGCTGATATGCTGCTGATAGAGTTCCCAAAGTCGTACCACATACCACTCGGCCCGGTCGAATTTGACTGCCACGCTTTGAAAGTTGATGCTGTCAAATAAGGAGTACATGACCTCTTTGTCGGGTCGGCTTTCATCAGGTATTGTATCAACATTATCGGGTAGGGTTTCAGAAATTCGTAGGTTATTTTTGAAAAATTGGGTTCGGGTGTTGCCGTGTATCATATTTACAAAGGAGCGGATTGCGTACCACTTGATATTGTATTTGGTCGTGAGTTCTTCAAGTTTATGGTCAGGTAGTTGGCAAAGATACAGCATAAATTCCTGCACCATCTCCGGGCTATGCTTGCCGCCAATATTTTTGGCCACTTGGTTTATCCAGTCGCTTGTTGCAATTTCCGTCAATATCTTATCTCGATTTGACAATGTCCTGCAAGAAGTCCTTAAATTCTTTTTTATCTCCTAACTTGATGTGGCATTCCCGGCACAATGCAATCAGGTTGTCGATGGTGTCAACCTTTTTGGTGCCACCCATACCCCTTGCTTCGATGTGGTGAATGTCAACAGCCTGCGAATGGCACACCTCACACGGGATGAAATCGGCTACATCGTAACCCATGCCTTTCAAATATGCTTTTGTGTGCGCTTTGATGCACAAAGTTTATTCGTAAATGTTCTATTTTGTAAAAATGTGGATAACTTCAATAAAAATATTTTACATAAATTGTTGCACATATAATTTTTTATACTATGTTTGCGACATGGAAAACACAATATTTGAACAAGGTTACAACGCTTGCAAGCGTTACCAGTGGCAGCAGCACGATGGCATCAACCCATACCCATTACGCAGCGAAGAATTTAAGCAATGGGAAAAAGGATGGTCGTGGTACCTTGAATGCAAAATCCGCTGGCAGGAAGATGAAGCCATTGATTTGCGTGATATGGCTGACCGCACAGATTATTCCAACGATTAATTTGTTTATTTGAAAATTTTTTTTTAAGTTTGCATATCGGAACAATAGGATTAGACCCCCTACCGAGAATACCAAGCAGAATGAATACCCCCCTAAACAACACCCATGCGAGTAAAAGGTCGGCTAACTTGGAGCCGGGTCTAACCTTTGAAAGTGTGGGTGTTTTTTTTATGGAAAAAATAAACCTCTACAAACCAAAGCCGCTCTGCAAAGAAATAGCGGAGCAGTGCATCGAAGCATTGGCCTACCGATTAGGTCATCTTGAAATCGACCAGTGCCACAATCGTTTATTATGGCACACCTATCTACATGAAAAAGCAAAACTAAAACTCTACCTTGTTTACTACCGGGAATGCGTTAGGTTGCATGAGAAAGGGCAAACAAATGGCATTTGATAAAAAGTCATTTGTCCTGTACTGCGACCAGCAGAATATTTTTAATATGCTGCCGGATGAAATTGCAGGCAAATTGATAAAACACATTCTCGCATATGTAAACGATGAAAACCCGGTGGCCGATGACCTTGTATTGCAACTGGCATTTGAACCAATTAAGATGCAACTAAAAAGGGATTTGCGCCACTGGGATGAAGTAAGGGAAAAGCGCAGCGAAAGTGGAAAGTTAGGTGGCAGACCAAAAAAGCAAACGGAAGCAAAAAAAGCAAATGGTTTTTTTGAAAAGCAAACGAAAGCAAAAAAAGCTGTTAATGTAAATGTTAATGTTAATGATAATGTTAATGTAATAAATAAAGATACATATAGAGCTTTTTCTCATTTGAAAATTTCTACTGCCGAAATAGATAAACTCATTGATGAAGGATGGGAGCGTGAGCAGGTTGATGAAATTTTAAGCGAAATTGAAAACTACCGGGATAACAAAAAATATGTGAGCTTATATTTGACAGCTCGCAAATGGCTGGCAAAAAAACCAAAGAACGGATTGCTGCCTAAACATTTGAAAGGATTTGTATGCTAACTTATTCCTACCACAATATCGAAATTCCTGCAGGAAAGACATCAGGCGAAGTGCAAACACTCTGCCCACAATGCAGCCACACCCGGAAAAAGAAAACCGACAAGTGTCTTTCAGTAAACTTGGATAAAAAGGTTTGGATTTGCCAGCATTGCCAGTGGAAAGGTGGCATTATTGACCGCCCGGAAGTTATCAAATATGAAGTGCCCGTATGGAAAAACACCACACAGCTATCCGACAAGGTGCTGAAATGGTTTGAAGGCCGCAGGATAACAGCAGCAACCGTGAACAAGATGCAAATCACGGAGCAAACCGAATGGATGCCACAAGTTTCCAAAGATGTAAACTGCATTTGCTTCAATTACTTTGAAAATGGGCAGTTAAAAAACGTGAAATATCGGGATGCTTCCAAACATTTCAAGATGCACAAGGGAGCGGAGCTGATACCCTACAACATTGACTGCATTGCAGCCGCTAATGAGCTGTGGATTGTTGAGGGTGAAATGGATGCACTGGCTTTGATTGAAGCCGGGATTGCAAATGTAATCAGTGTGCCCAACGGAGCACAGCCAAACCTTACTTTCTTTGACCGCTTTATGCCAGCGTTTGACCACATTGAAAAAATCCACATCGCAGTTGATAACGATGCTCCCGGAATTGACTTGCGTAATGCCATAGCGGAAAGGTTTGGAAAAGAAAAGTGCAATTACATTGTATTTCCTGATTGCAAAGATGCAAACGAGTATTTGCTGCACAATGGTGCCTTTGCCCTGCGAGATGCTTGCATGAATTTTACTGAATTTCCCATGATTGGAGTGTTTAGCATTACCGATTATCTTTCGGAAATAGAAAACCTTTACAACTACGGATTGCCGGAAGGAGCCGGAACCGGGATGCGTGGCTTTGATAGCCTGCTGAAATTCCACAAAGGGTATTTGACAACGATTACCGGAGTACCCGGACATGGTAAATCCGATTTTTTAGACCACATCCTGATAAAACTATTACAAAAGCACGGATGGAAAGGTGCGTTTTACAGCCCCGAAAATAGACCAGTGGAACTGCACATTAGTAAGTTGATGCGGAAGATAACACAGCGGCCATTTGATGGCAACAACCGAATGAACCAAGAGGAAGTTTA